CGAGGCTTAAAAATAAGAAGTATTAAACGAAAATAAATTTTAAAAATTAATTATTATGGCAGGAGCAGTTCAAGTGGCCCCAGGGTTCGCTTTACAACCAAGTGCAGAACAAGTACCATTGAGTACAAATTATATAAATAACTTCGATTTCTTAAATCAGTATCTACCTGATACTTATGAAAAGGAATTCGAAAGATACGGTAATCGTACCGTTGCATCGTTTCTACGTTTAGTAGGAGCTGAAATGCCTTCAAACTCTGACCTTATTAAATGGGCAGAACAAGGAAGGTTACACACTAAATATGTAGACTGTACAACAGCAGCAGCTGGACCAGTTACAGTTGCTCAATTTACGGTTAATGATGCTTTAATTCCAGGAACTGGAAGTATTGCTATCAGAGTAGGTCAAACAGTAATGATAACTGAAAATGCAGCTGGCTCTAACAATAAAGCAATTGTTACAGCTGTTTCTACAGCAAACGGTACTTTTGATGTAGCTTTTTACGAAGCAGCAGGATTTACTAATGCAGCAGCAGCTAATAAGTTTACTGTATTTATTTACGGTTCTGAATTTAAAAAAGGAACAGTTGGAATGGCAGGTTCTTTAGAAGCTGATGACGTTATCTTCTCTAACTCACCAATTATCATTAAAGACAAATACGCTGTAAGCGGGTCTGATATGGCGCAAATTGGGTGGATAGAAATAACTACTGAAAATGGAGCTAGTGGATACTTATGGTATCTTAAGTCTGAGCATGAAACAAGACTACGTTTTGATGATTACTTAGAAACAGCAATGATTGAAGCCGTGCCTGCTGAAGCTGGTAGTGGAGCAATCGCTGCAGGTGGAGATGTAGGTAACAAAGGTTCTGAAGGTATCTTCTACGTAGTTAATAACAGAGGAAATGTATGGGGCGGTGGAAATCCTGCTGCGCTTGCAGATTTTGATGCAATTATCTCTCGTTTAGATAAGCAAGGTTCTATTGAAGAAAATGTTATTTTCGTAGATAGAGACTTTGGATTTGACATTGACGATATGTTAGCTACACAAAACTCTTATGGAGCTGGTGGAACATCTTATGGTTTATTTGACAATGACAAAGACATGGCATTAAACCTTGGATTTACTGGATTCCGTAGAGGTTATGACTTTTACAAGTCTGACTGGAAATACTTAAATGACCCAACTATGCGTGGTGGTCTTCCTACTGGAGCTAACTCAGGACGTGTAAACGGACTATTAGTACCAGCTGGTTCTACTACTGTATACGACCAGATTTTAGGTAAAAACGCTAAGAGACCATTCTTACACGTTCGTTACAGAGCTTCTGAAACTGAAGACAGACGTTACAAAACTTGGATTACAGGTTCTGCTGGCGGTGCTGCAACTTCAAGCTTAGACGCTATGGAAGTTCACTTTTTGTCTGAGAGAGCTGTATGTACTTTAGGTGCAAACAACTTCTTCTTATTCCAAGAGTAGTATTTATTAAGGGAGGTTTAACCGCCTCCCTTTTTTTTAAATTTAATTAAATCTTATATAATGAAAAAAAATAAAACATTCGTAGACAAAGTCTACAAACTTACTAGGGGCGATGCTCCAATCTCATTTTTACTTCCTTCTAGCGGTTCAGCAAGACAACCTCTATTGTGGTTTGATGAAGAAAAAGGGATAAATAGAGTTTTAAGATATTCTTCTAATCAAAAGTCTCCTTTTGAAGATGAACAAGATGGTAACATAATCAGAAGACCAGTTGATTTTTTAGATGGTTTTTTAAGAGTTCCAAAATCAAACCCAGTTTTACAAGAGTTTTTACACTATCATCCACTTAATGGTTTAAAATATACTGAAGTAAATGAAGAAAAAGACGCTCAAAAAGAGGTGGATTTATTAAACTTAGAAGTTGATGCTTTAATTGAAGCTAAGTCTTTATCGCTAGACCAATTAGAAAGTATTTCTAGGGTTATATTAGGAAAAGATACTTCTAAAGTAACTACTGCAGAATTAAGAAGAGACATTTTAATTTATGTTAGAGAGAATCCAGAGGAGTTTATGAAAATAATTAATGACCCAATGCTTAAATTGCAGTCTACTATTCAATTATTTTTTGATAAAAGTTTATTAAGTTTTAGAAATAAACAAAAAGAAGTATGGTTTAACACTTCTTCTAACAAAAAGAAAATGTTAACTGTTCCTTTTGGTGAAGACCCTATGTATATTGTGTCTTCATATTTACAAAGTGACGATGGAATAGAAGCGTTAAAAATGCTTGAAAAACTATTGGAAGAGTAAAAGGTTAATACATAAAAGCAAGAGAGGTCAAAATTTATTGACCTCTTTTTTTTTGCTTATCTTTGTAAAAAAGAAAGCGATGATAAACGCTGTTAGAAATACAGTTCTTGCTATACTTAACAAGAATAATTACGGTTACATATCTCCATCAGACTTTAATCTGTTTGCTAAACAAGCGCAGCTAGATATTTTTGATGAATATTTTATAGGGTACAATAGTCAGGTAAATAAAGAAAATGGTAGAGTATCAGGCACAGGATATGCAGATATATTAAAAGGATATGAAGAGGTAATTGATACTTTTTCAGTTACAGCTAGTTTATCTCAAAGCGTGTTAAATGAATATGTCGTTCCTACGCCGGCGACCACAGGTTCAGATTATTACCTATTAAATAAAGTTTTAATATACAGTGCCGTCACTTCATCGGGAATTACTACAGCTACTGGAGGAGGTAATACTGAATTAATAGATTCGACTGCAACATTTCAAACGGATGGCGTAGGAATTGGAGACGTAGTTTCAGTAGTTTTAGCTAACTCAGTAGTAACCAATTTAAGTGTTTTATCAATAACCAATCAAACAACTTTAGTTGTTAATGTAGCATCTCTAATTACAGCTAATGTTTCTTATGCTATTTACAAAAAAGTTAATTTAAAAAATGAAGCAGAGCAAGTAAGTCATAATAAAATAACTATGCTTACTAAATCAATGCTTACAAGTCCTAATATTACTTTTCCTGCTTACACTCAAGAGGGTAGCATATTGACATTACATCCAGATTCTATTAATATTATAGGAAGAGTGGTTTGTCAATATATAAGATACCCTAAAGACCCTAAATGGACCTATGTTTCTTTAACAGCAGGGGAGCCTATATTTGACCAGTCTCAATCAGACTATCAAGATTTTGAACTACCTCCAGATGATGTTAATAATTTAGTTGCTAGAATTTTACAATACGCAGGTATGTCTATTAGAGAAATATCAACCGTACAGTTTGGTCAAGCTTTAGAACAATCAGAAAACCAAGAACAATAAAATGGCATATTTATCACAATATCAGTATTATGAAAACGGAGGAGCGGCTCCCGCCAATAAAAATTGGGGGTCTTATCAATATGTAAGCTTGGAAGATATAGTAAACAATTTTCAGTTAATGTATTCTGGGAATCATTCTTTAGTTAATAACGAGGAAAGGTTTAAGATATTGTTTCATGCAAAGCGTGGTATTCAAGAGCTTAATTATGATGCATTCATGGAGGTGAAAGCATTAGAGCTAACAGTTTATGACAATCTTACTTTTGTATTGCCTAACGATTATATAAACTGGATTCGTATTTCATTGTACAAAGACGGATGGCTTAGACCTTTAAATGAGAATATTCAGGTAAACTCCGCTCAATCTTATTTGCAAGGAGCTGGAGGCACGTTAACATTTAATGCCGATGGCACGGTAATAACTGATGACTCTACTTTAGACACTGAAAGAAAAAATGGTCAGCAAAATAGTATCTATTTAAACCAAAACAATGCTGTAGACCAAGTTGAAGATGATAATGCTTCTGATTTTTATTCAGATTATTCTATTGGAGCTCGTTATGGTTTAAATACTGAAACAGCAAATGTAAATCCTACTTTTAGAATAGACAAAAAGGCAGGGGTTATAAATTTTGATTCTACAATGCTTAATGAAAACTGTATATTAGAATATATATCTGACGGAATGGAAGGCGGAGACGACTCTCAAGTTTCCGTTAACAAACTTTTTGAAGATTATGTTTATGCTTACATTGAGTATGCTATTTTAAATAGTAAATTTAATGTTCAAGAATATGTTATTAATAGAGCCAGAAAAAGAAAAACAGCTCTACTTAGAAACGCAAAAATTAGATTAAGCAATATTCACCCCGGCAGATTATTAATGAATCTACGAGGACAGAATAAGTGGATTAAATAAGATGGCAAACATTCAAAGAAATTTTATAGCTGGCCGAATGAATAAAAGCCTTGATGAAAGGCTCTTACCAAACGGTGAATATGTTGATGCATTAAATGTAAGGCTAGGCTCTACAGAAGGGTCAGAAGTAGGCTCAGTAGAGAACTCTAAGGGTAACACGATTCTTACAACATTAATTTTTGACAGTATTGAATTGAGTAACAATGCTAGATGTATTGGAGCTTTTGAAGATGGAGCTAATGAAACCATCTATTGGTTTGTGCACGACCCAGCATTTATTTCTAGTCCTACAAATAAATTAGACTTAATAGTTTCCTACAATACAAATAGCGCTAATACTGTTTATAATGTTGTTAGCGCAAATGACGGCACTAATTTAAATACTACATTAAACTTTAGTCCTTATGATTTAATTACAGGAATAAATCTAGTGGATGATTTATTGTTTTTTACAGATAATTATAATCCACCTAGATACATTAACATAAACAGAAGCTATATAGCTCCTGGAACAGCTCCATCATATTTTGATGGTTTTACTTCGGACTCACTACTGGTAATTAAAAGACCACCTATTGAAGCTCCTTCTATTCAAACGCTTAACCTTCAAGGGCAACAAGATGATTTCCTGGAAGAGCGGTTTATATCTTTTGGATATAGATATAGATATAATGACAATCAATATTCTGCTACTTCACAATTTAGTGAGGAGGCGTTTACACCAAACTCATTTAATTTTAGCTACAATAGTTATTTAAATGAAGGTATGAAAAATACCAAGAACGCAGCTATTATTACATTTAATACAGGCGGTTCTTTAGTTACAGGAGTAGAGCTTTTATTTAAAGAATCTACAACTAATAATATTAAGGTTATAGAGTTTCTTGACAAGTCTAATTTGGGGTATTCCGACAATACTAATTATACTTATACTTTTGATGATAGAAAAATATTTACTCTTTTACCCGATTCAGAAATATTAAGACTATACGATAATGTGCCTAGACTTGCTAAAGCTCAAACGGTTATGGGCAATAGACTTGTTTATGGTAATTATAAAGAAGGGTATAATTTAAAAGATAAGTTTAATCAAGATTTAAGATTAGAGTACTTTGCTAGTTTAAACACTACGGTTATAGCACTTTCTGATTTATTAGATTCTACTGGCCCAGGATATTATTCTATTGGTCCGACGCCATCTAATATAAATAATTCTATAGTATATTTTGATTTATCTAATCAAGATGGCACTACGTTAGAGCTTACGGCTGGCTCTAGTATAACTTTAGACTTTACACTTGTGCATAGTCAGTTTACAGGAACAACTCCTGGGGCTACAACCACTAATATTGACATAGTATTTGATTATACTTTACCTACATATTTTCCTAATGCATATTCCCTAGCAACTAGCACAGATTTTATTGAGAAAATAGGAACAATAGCAAATATACAAACTGTTACTAATGCATGTAATGGCTCTACCTTAACTGACCAGGTTAATTGTGCACTCCCCTCAACACTCGGAACATACACTAAAACAGCAAGTGGTATAACAAACACGGGAGAGCCTATTTCTATAATATCATCTCCCGCAAGCAATACTGTTGGTTTACAGATTGTTTCTATGAATTATGTAGATGGAGCTAATAATGCTTATGAGTTTTATGAAGTTATTAGTGCAACTGCTAACTTCAGAAACACTGATACGGCAAGAAGTCTTCACAGTAATAGAGGTTATGAGGTTGGTATAGTATATATGGATAATTTCAATAGAGCTTCTACAGCGCTTGTAAGTCCAAACAATACTATACAAGTGCCTTGCGCTAACTCTATAAACAAAAACGAATTACAGGTTACAATACCAACTCAACAGCTAGCTCCAAGTTGGGCAACTAGATATAAGTTTGTATTAAAACCAACAGAGACTACATACGATACTATTTACTCAAACATTTATTTTGAAGACCCTGGAAGTAATGCAACATACTTTTTGCTTGAGGGTGAGAACGCTAATAAAGTAGAAGAGGGAGATAGGTACTTTGTCAAGTCTGATAGCAACGGGCCTATACTGAGGTGCGTTGAAGCTACTGTTTTAGAAAAAGAAACTAAGTCAGCAGATTTTATTACTCCATCAAATGGTTCAGCTGTTCCGTCAGGAACATATATGAAAATTAATCCAAATAATTTTTCTACAGTAAAAGAGGCTAATGATATAATAACACCGGGCTCTGATACAGCAATTGAAAACAATGGAGGAGATTATCCGATATTGCAATATCCAATGAATCTTGACCCTGTTAGTCCTAGCACTACATATGTAGATTATAATGTACCTGCTGGTAGTAGAATTGTAATGTCCATAAGACAAGAAAGGTTAGGAGTTGGTAAAGGAAATGCTAAGTGTGAAAGAAGAATTAGTGAGCTAAACGTAGAGCTTGTATCTTCTACTACATACGACAATATGCAGGAGTGGTGGAATGGAGATAATGTAGAGGCGGTCTTAAATGATGCGGTAACAGAAGTCGGAGGAAACACAGGAAGTATATCTAATGTTTATGAGCCCGCCCTAGCTTCTTCACCTACAAATATATCTACTTCGGAAGGAACTAATTATTACAAGTTTTACCGTGACACTTCAAATAATAAGCTTGAGTTATTAATTACAGGTACTGTAAGATGCGGAGGTACATTGTCAAGAGCAAAAAGACGCTCTACAGTTACAGCAGATATACAGGTATATAGAGCTGATTCTATTGTGGTATTTGAAACACAACCGACAGATGCGCTTCCTAATGTATGGTATGAAAACCATTTATCTTTTCCTATAAGTACAGACGGGATGCATTCTGGAAATGTACAAACACAAACCTCAAGCCTACCAGCAATTATTGATACAGAGTTTTCTGATTGTTTTTCATTTGGAAACGGAGTAGAAAGTTATAAGATATTAGATTCAATTGTAGGGAAAACCAAAAACATAGGAGAAAGAGTAACATCTACTTCTAATTTGGATTATAAAGAAGCAAATAGATTTGCTGATTTAACATATAGTGGAGTATATAACGATGAGACCAACGTAAATAAATTAAATGAGTTCAACTTAGGGCTTCTTAATTTTAAGCCATTAGAAGACTCTTATGGTCCTATTCAGCTATTGTATGGTAGAAAAACAGATATACTCACTTTGCAAGAAGACAAGATATCTTATGTGTTGGCT